ATCATCGAATGGCCGCACCGGATGGATTTGTGGGACAAGTGGGAAGAGCTGCTGCTGAATGAAGATGATGATGGCGTAGCCGCGCAAGCCTTCTATCAGGATCGCAAGGCTGAAATGGAGCGCGGCGCAGTCGTCTGCTGGCCGTCCGGGCAGCCGTTGTACCGCCTGATGGTCAAGCGCGCCCGCGACGGCCATTCCGCGTTCGATTCGGAACAGCAGAATGATCCGGTGTCCGGCGAGGACGCGCCATTTGCCAACGCTATCCAGTTCTGGGTAAACCGCCTCAATGACTGGGTGTTTTACGGTGCCTGCGACCCGTCTCTCGGCAAGGCGGGCGCATCGCGTGACCCGTCCGCAATTCTGGTCGGCGGCGGCAACCGGCAAACCGGCGTGCTGGATGTTGTCGAGGCGCGCATCGCCAAGCGACTGCCGGACCGGATCATCGAGGATATTATCGGCCTCCAGAGCGAATACAGCTGCGTGGTATGGATCATCGAGGCTGTGCAGTTTCAGGAGTTCCTGCGCACCGAGCTGGTCAAGCGCTCAGCCGAGCGGTTCATCCCGGTGCCTGCCGTTGGCGTCACGCCGCACAGCGACAAGCTGCTGCGTATTGAATCGCTGCAACCGCACATGGCAAATGGCCTGATCAGGCTGCACCCATCGCAAACGACCCTGATCGAACAGCTGCGACATTTCCCCAAGGCAGACCACGACGATGGGCCAGACGCGCTGCACATGCTGTGGGCGGCTTTTGTCTCGCGCATGGGCGGACTCGAACACCAATCCTACGGCCGCCGTCGCATCGGCTCCCGGTTGGGCGATTATGTGAATGGATAAAGACATGGCGGACACCGACAAAAAAGAACTGACGACCGAAGTTGCCACTGTCAGGCGCGACATCACCATGCCGCATTACTCGAATGTCCTGGTCAACCAGGACGACACGCTGATCACGCGCGGCGGCAACAAGGGCTTGAAGATTTACGATGAGATCGAGCGCGACACCAAGGTGTTTTCATCGCTGCAAAAGCGCAAGCTGGCCGTCATCGGCAGGCCGTGGCAGGTTGACCCTGCATCCGACCGGGCGCGGGACAAGGCAGCGGCAGAGATGGTCAGCCGCAACCTGTCGCGCATCGGCTTTGACACCGTGACGCTCAACGGTCTGGACGCAATCATGAAAGGGTTCGCGGTCGGCGAAATCATGTGGGCGGTAGAGGGGCGCGAATATGTGATCAAGCGCATCATTCCGCGTAACCAGCGGCGCTTCACCTTCGATCTTGACTACAAGCTGCGGATGTTCACGCTAGAAAACCAGTACGAGGGCATTACCCTGCCGGAGCGCAAGTTCATCGTGCACAGCTACGGCGGCAAGGACGGCAGCCCGTTCGGCCTTGGGCTTGGCACCCGCCTGTTCTGGCCAGCGTTTTTCAAACGACAGGATATATCCGCCTGGCTGGTGTTCCTGGACAAGTTCGCATCGCCAACCGCCGTTGGTTCATACCCGCCGGGTGCCAGCGCGAAAGACATTGACAGCCTGCGCGCCGCCCTGGAAGCCATCGCGCAGGAAACCTCAATCGCTATCCCGGACGGCATGCTGATCAAGTTCATCGAGGCGCAACGCAGCGGCGGCAGCGATGCCTACGAGCGCATGGCGCGTTACATGGACGAACAGATCGAAGAGGTCATTATCGGCGACAGCAGCGGCCAGAGCGGCGGCGGGGCGTTGGCAGCGGCCGCCATCACGAAAAAGGAGGTTCGGATCGAGCTGGTCAAGGCCGATGCAGATCTGTATTCGGACACACTGAGCGAAACGCTGTGCAAGTGGCTGGTCGAGCTGAACATGCCCGGCGCTGGCATCCCGCGCGTTTCACGCATCGTCGAGGAACCGGCAAACCAGAAGGAAACGTCCGAGGTCGACAAGAACATGAAGGAGGCAGGCTTCCGGCGCACACTGAAAAGCGTGCATGAGACCTACGGCGGAGAATGGGAGATTATTCCGGTCGCGCCCACTGCTGCTGCGGTCAAGCAAGGCGGTGCGCCAGAGTTTGCAGAGGCCGATATCTCGCTGTTCCCGGATCAACTGGCGCTGGACGCAGCGATTGACGCGACCGAATTGCAGCCGGTTGCCGTCAGGCTGCTGCAACCGCTCATCGACGCGTTAAACAGCGCCGCCTCGTTTGAGGATGCCTACAATGCCCTGTCGGAGGCATACCCGAAGATGGACACCAAGGCGCTGGCAGACCTGCTGGCGCGCGCCGAGTTTGTCGCCCAGCTGGCCGGGCGGCAAAGCGTGCTGGATGAGATCGACGCATGATCGCCGCCCCCGACCTGATCGCCGCATTCCGCATGGAGCCGGAAAAGGCCGTGGCATTCTTGCGCGGCAAGGGCTATGTCATTTCGGAAAGCTGGACAGACGTATGGCAAAAGGCGCACAGCCGCGCCTTTACCGTCGCCAATGTGGCGACCATGGATGTACTGGAGGATATCCGCAAGGCAGTCGATGACGCGCTGGCCAAGGGCGAAACCGTCGAACAGTTCAAGGACAAGCTGACGCCGACCCTGCAAGCCAAGGGCTGGTGGGGCAAGGCCATAGACAAGGAAACCGGCGAGATCCTGAAAACCTATCCGAACTCAACGCAGCCGGTGCAGTACGGCAGCCCGCGTCGGCTGGAGACGATTTACCAGACCAACCTCCAGTCGGCCTACATGGCTGGCAGGTACGAAGGCATGAAGGCGGCCGTGGTCACGCACCCGTACTGGCAGTATGTCGCCATCCTGGACAGCCGAACACGCCCGGCGCACCGGTCGCTGGCCGGTATGGTGTTCCGGCATGACGATGCAATCTGGGACGCCATTTACCCGCCCAACGGCTTCCGCTGCCGCTGCCGCGTGCGCCCGCTGTCTGACTACGCCATGCAGGATGAAAGCCTTGCGGCGGCCAGCTCGGACGGCTATGTGCAGCAGGTCGAGGTGCCGAAGTCGAAGCGTAACCCGGACGCAGGCATGACAACGGTCACACGCATCAAGCTGCCGTCCATGCCGCAACCGTTCATGACCGATCCGGGCTGGGATTACAACCCGGCGCTTGCCAAGCTGGCGGCATAAATGTTTGTCATCAAGTCGAATGACGCCCAGGTGGCCGCCCATCTGGCGCGTGCCGTTGCCAAGATCGGCGCACCGGCACCTTTGATGGCGGCGGTTGCTAACGAGCTGCTCTCGCAGACCGAGGCCAACTTTGCCGCCCAGGGCCGCCCCGCCTGGCTTGGCCGCAAATACCCGCGCAAGGACGGAAACAGCGGAAAGCTGCTGCAAAATACCGGCCAGCTGGCGGGCAGCGTTCAGCCGTTCCATACGGGCGACACGGCCGGGGTCGGTTCCAACAAGGTGTATGCCGCTATTCACCAGCTGGGCGGGGAAACGCGCCCGCACGAAATCAGGCCGAAGAACAAAAGGGCGCTGGCATTTAACGGGCGCGTCGTCAAAAAGGTCAAACACCCCGGATCGAAAATTCCGGCAAGGCCATTCCTGCCGATCGACAAATCCGGCAACCTCCAGCCGCAGGCCGCGACCGCCATCCTGTCGGTCACTAATGCCTATCTGCGGTCGATTTTCGGCAACTGACCAGATTTCGCAAAACAGGCCGACACGGCGTTTTTTCTGGCCGGTAGGCTATCAGCGTAGCACCATCCGCCCATTCCCCCCGTTAAACCCCCGTTAAAACGCGCCGTATTGGCGTTGGCGTGGCTAGGTGTCGCTTGCTTTTGCTGTTAGGGCGTATTTTTGACTTAAACGCGTCGATCACGGAAATATGCCCGTGTTGACAAAATGCATGACTTCACGACGCTTTATAACTTTCTGTTGAGGCGGCTCTGTTACCAACATCTTTACTCTTATAATGCTGAATATTTATGAACCAACAACAATAAGCTGCCAGGTAAAATGACAAGCATTTCTTTTGTAATAACATGCAAGGGGCGACTTCATCATATTGAAAAAACGCTGCCTCTATTGATGGCCGAATCGCCCGATGAAGTAATTGTTGTAGATTATGACTGTCCAGATAATGTTGGGGATTGGGTTGCAAACAACTTTCAATCTGTAAACGTTGTCCGAGTCCC